AGTCCTGTCAAGCCGTGGGCTGTACCCGTGGCAACAAGACAGCCTTTATTACCATCCGTCATTACCGTGCTGGGATGGTGATAATAAGCTGGGCGATTTTCCGTCAATGGTGGCGGCGATACGCACACCCACTGGGGAGCTCGCCACCTATCAAATTACTTATTTACAAGATGGAAACAAGGCTAAAGTGCCTGTTCCACGAAAGAATTTGCCCGTTGCAAAGCACATTGATGGCGGCGCGGTTAGGCTGTTTGCCCCATGCGAGTTGCCAAGCGTGGAACGTGGCGTTGCTGTTGAGCCTACCATGACATTGGGCATTGCTGAGGGGATAGAGACGGCATTGGCTGTGCATCGGCTGTCGGGGTCTATGCCGGTTTGGGCGGCGGTGTCGGCAAATGGCATGGCAACTGTTGAGATACCGGAAAATGTCAAAACGGTGATGATTTACGCTGATTCAGATGCTAATTTTACCGGACAAGCGGCGGCGTACACGCTGGCTAAAAGGCTGTCTAACAAGGGGATAAAGGCCAAGGTGTCATTGCTGATAGACCGCGAACCTTTTACAGACCATGGCATAGCTTATGATTTTAATGACTTTTTAAAGGATAATAAATGAAACCAAAATTGATTAAACGCGGGGGAATTTGGCTGTGCATGTGCGGTAAAAAGTTTGCTGCCGCCCGCACACCAAGCGAAGCGTATAGGGAATTTATTTATCGTTTCCGGTGATTGATGATCATATTTCCCTTGCCCCCTTCCACGCTTAGCCCTAATGCCCGTGTGCATTGGCGGGTAAAAGCCAAAGCGGCTAAAAAATATCGCCGCGATTGCCACCTTGCTACGCTGTGTTGGCTGGAGCATAACCATGTCGATGAACCGATTGAAATCACCCTGCAATTTTGTTTTGCCACAAACCGGAAACGCGATGACGATAACCTGATTGCCTCGTTTAAGTCGGGCAGGGATGGCATGGCGGATGCATTGGGCATTGATGACAGCCGGATTAAGATAAAAGCTGTTGAAATTGTGGTGGACAAAGCACGGGCGGGGAGCGTTTATGTCACTGTTCATTAAGCTTTTTAATCACCCATTCAGACAGTTTAAGGTTATCAAGCTGAGCTTTTTTAACCCACGCGGCTTTGTCACGGGTAGTTACCCGAACCTGAAGCCAGCTTTGTGCGGGCTGGTCAGATTTTTGAGCGTTTTTATTGCCTTTATTGCCGTGCTCCATAAAATCCTCTATAATAAAATTGTCAGTCCTGCCTTAGCGCACCGTAGCCGCCTTCCTTGGCGGCGGGGCTGGCTTCTTAAGCTTCAAGCTTTGTTCTGGTTTTTGATTTCACCGCGTGGCTTCCATGCGTTTCGCGTATTTTGTCAATGTCCCACGCGCCACGATTCTTTGATTTCCACTCAGCAGGGCGAAAATACCACATCATTTTTTTGCTTGCCCAATAGTACCCGGCGGCTTTTATCGCGTCTTTGTGCGGTTTGGTGTTGCCTGATAGCCATACCCAATTGCCGCAAACTTCGATATTCACACCTTCTAAATCTATGACTGCGTTAAGAGCATCGTTCAGTAAATCCCCAAAAAAATGTTCATTCCCTGTGTTGGGGGTGAAGATTTCTTCATCTTCAAGCCCTTTCAATGTGTCGTATGCCACATTGACGGCCTTCATCATTTCAAGTCCGGCAGGGTTCTTGTCGGGATGGTATTTTGCGCAAGCTTTACGGTACGCGAGTTTTAATATTTCTTGCGTAAGCTTGGTCATGTTTAGGATGTTCATAGCATCAATTTTATTCATTTTATTTCCCCTTAAATTTCCAGGTTCCGCCTGGTCGGTCACGTTGTCTAACGTGGGTATATCATGACTAATGTTAATTCGTTTGTCAATACAAATAAAATAAATAATGCAACATTACATAATTAAAGACAAGCGCACAAAATCATTGGCTATCAATGCCATTACCAATTTACCGATTGAGCCACGCCACCAAGTCACGATTGCACTGCACAAGCGCAAGCGTGGCAACCAACAAAACAAGCTGATGTGGGCTGCATTGGGTGACATCAGCAAGCAATCATGGATTGGGTACAGGCGGTTTAGCGCGGAGGTGCTGCATGAGCATTGCAAACGCGAATTTTTACCGGAATCCTGCGCCAAGGGCGTGGAAAAATGGGGTTATCTGCCAAGCGGGGAGCGGATATTGACAATGTCCACAACGGATTTAAACACGGCGGAATTTGCGGACTATATGCACCAAGTTTTTGCGTTTGGCGGGGAGTTGGGGGTGGTGTTTGGCGAAATATAAGGACAAAAAACAAAAAATCGACACTGAAGAGCCGATAATCCGCAAGCCGCTGGTTGCCAAGACGGCGGCACAAAAGCGCTACCTTGCCCATTTGCGGGCGAATATCATCACGTTTGCAGTCGGCCCTGCCGGAACGGGTAAAACCTATGTGGCAATGGCGTTTGCCGCTGAAATGCTGGCAAATGGCGAGATAGACAGCATCATAGTCACAAGGCCCGGAGTGGAGGCCGGCAGGGATTGGGGCGCATTGCCGGGTGAACTGTCAGAAAAGTTTGCCCCATTCATGGAGCCGATAGAGCGTGTCCTGGAAGAGCGGCTGGGCAAAGGCAATGTAAGCGGCCTGAAGAAAGCGGGTCGGATACAGTTTAAGCCATTGGAGTTTATGAGGGGTATGACATTTAGCCGCTGTTTCTATCTGTTAGACGAGGCGCAAAACACGACACCGGAACAAATGAAACTTTTTTTGACACGGATTGGGGAAGATTGCAAAGTCGTGATAGACGGCGATTTGGCGCAAAAAGACATTAGGGGCAAGTCCGGCCTGAGTGATGCGGTCGAACGGTTTGGTAGGTCGGATTACATGGGCGTGGCTGAGTTTGGCATTGATGACTGCGTGCGCTCTGGCATAGCGTTAGAGATATTAAAAGGCTATGCGTAAGATCATGCAAAGCGCAAAAATGCAAAATTGCACCGTCAGATTGCCTGATGTGTGCAATGGTGATCCGCAAACCACTGTTTTTGCCCATGTAAACGGTGTCCGTTTTGGCAAGGGCATGGGGATAAAAAGCAAGCAGGGCGCGTATTGCTGTAGTGCGTGTCATGATGCTATCGACAAAGGTATCAGGCCGTCATGGATGAGCAAGCAAGATGTGCTGCTGGCCCATTATGAAGGTGTCATTGAGACTAACACCCTCCTTATTGAGCGGGGATTGATTAAAATTTTATGACCGAAGAATTACCGATGACGTTGTTTATAAAACCAATGCTCCTGGAAATGAGGGCAAGAAATGGCATTAAAAAAGATGAGCTTTACGAAACTGCTGCATCTTGGGGCTGTAAAAAGCAAAAGTTTGATGCAATCATAAAAAGATTGACTGAACTTGATTTATTATCGTTAAAAGACAATGTTTTTTATGACACCGGAAAAGCCATAAAATAAAAGTCAATAATGATAAAATCGCTTCGATTTTTTGTGTTTACCCATATTTTACCCCAAAAAAAACCCGCACCAGTTGCCCAGTGCGGGTATTGATTAAAATTTAGATTTAATAGCCGCCACTATGTCGTCCCATTCCATATTCCATTTGTTTGCAAAAAAAATCTGGACAAAATACAAAATAGCAAACTGCTCAATCTGTGTCATGCCGCAAACCTTGATAGCCAATGCTTTATAATCAGCATTGGTTATATCGTCGATGCTCTCAGCACCGACGTTATCAAGCATGTCAGACGCTATCCGGGCGGGTATGGCGTGCGCCGGGAAATAGCAGCCGGCGTACACGTTCAGGATGATTTTCCACTCGTCCTGGGACAGATAGGGTAGGGATCCTCGGAGTAGGTATCTGAACTGATCAACCGTAGCATTAACCGCCACGCTCCAACGGGCCTTTTCGCCAAAATCGGGTTTGGCGGTGGTGTCTGTTATCCAGGCGCATGTACGTCCGGATAGGTAAATAACTGTTCTAAAGCTCATTTGTTCCTCCAATAAAATTCAACCGCATTGCCGGTTGCGGATTCGTGCGCGGGTATCTCTACCCAAAATTCTGTAGGCTCAACAACTTTCCTTCGTCGTCGGTTTCCCCGTCGTCGTGAACACAGCCGTACTCTCCCTGCTCTAATTTTTTATAAATAGCCCCCAACTTTTTGTTGTCGTCATAAATGCCAACTGGATTCCAGTCGGCTAAATCCGATTCTTTGTGCAGCGCAACAAATGCGGCTGCAATTTCTGCTTTTTTCATTTTCTTATCCCCTTAAAAAATTAAAAAATATCCCTTATTAAAAAGGTCTTGGGCCATCCTTGGCCTTGGTTTTAGATTGCGTAGTCAAGAGCCGCCGCCACTTTGCGTAGCTCTTGCTCGTATTTTGCGGACTTGGCTAAATCCGATTTAACAAGATCGTGGATTTGAGCAGCGCTGTAGCTGCCTTTTTCGCTCAGCCCAAAATCTGAGCAAAACTCTCTAATCCCTGTGTCGCAAAAGCCCAGACTTTTGCACAATGCCCAGGTGATCGGGCTGTTTTTTGCCACTGATTTTGCAGTGGTTTTTTCGTGCAGCCCTTTTATTGCATCACGGATAGTATCCGCTTGGTAAGCGACATCACCGCCCAAAGCGCAGTAGTCGTAATGACAACCCGCTAGGGTGCGCTCATAGACGCTAACGCCTAGGATTGTGCGGACTAACCGCACATCAAACGCGGTGTTTAGCTGCACCGCTTTAAGCGCTTTTGGCAGTTTTACGGGCTGCACCAAACCCGACTGGACAAGGGCTTTTATGGCCCAGTTGCCGGCCCAACTGGACAACTCTACATCCATTTTGATTGTTCCGGATGGTGTCCATTTACGGATTTGAACGGTTCTGCTATCCACGGTTTTTTTACCGCCGTGGGCGCGGTGCCACGTTTTTGAGTAGGCGTGGTTATCCCAGCTAACAACCTCCTGAGAGCTGATGATCCAATCGCCCAAACGGGCATGGCGGCTAGCGTCGCCACCATTCAAAAAAGACAGCGGCACTTGAGTAGTGTCGCGTCCTAAAACCAATTTTGGATAACCGCGCTCAGCATCGAGCATTAACAGCTCATGTTTCCGTTGCGCTTTTAATTCCCGGGCATAACGCGCTTGTTTGCGTTGATCCGCTGTACGATAGCCACCGTTGTCGGTTTTAACGCGCACGCGAGCCACCACCCACACTTGTTTAGCGCGGATGGAATATTGGATGGCACGGCATTCAGCCGCGCCTTTTTTGCCGGTCGGGTCAATCGCAAGGATTGCCGCGTTTTTTTGACGGATATTTAGGTTTGAATCGCCACGGATAGCGGCGATTTGTTCTAAAATTGTTTTTTTCATGACATTTCCCCCGTGCAAAATTTGCACATCAAAAACGGGTTGCGCTCCCCGCGAGCTCGCCCTGAGTGGGCTAGTCAATTTCTTGACTTGGATATAGTGTAGCACAAATATTTAATTGTGCAACAATTATTTTGATATTTTGATTAAAAACAGCTCCCAAGCGGTCAGGCTAATCTCCCGATCGCCCGCCTCGTATTGCTGCCACGCCCTCGTTGTTTGACGTATCAGTGCGGCAGCGGCGGATTGGGTTAAGCCCGCGTCAATGCGGGCTTGTTTTATTTGTTGGGGCGTTGGCTTAGTCATTCGCCAAACGCCTCATCAAGCGCGTTTGTAATCGCTGCTGGCTGATCTTCAACATCACAATCACCAGCATCTCCGATTGCCGCATACACAGCATCCCTGCCGTGCATTGATGACAGCTCATCAATACGATTGTAGATAAGCTGATGTTTTTCAATCAGATCTGCCCAAAAGTCAAACTCTTCTGATGAGCAAGAGTATTCTTGCTCATCATCGTCCCAAAGGACTGTGCCAAGGTCGCAAAAATCCTTGGTCCACTCGATGCCATCGGCGTAAATGGCGAGGTTTTTCATATCGCCAGTTTGTTTTATTTTAACGTCCATAAAATTTCCCCCAAAAAAAATCCAAAAAACCGCACCAGTTTCCCGGTGCGGGAAAATATCAATCCCGCATATCCCAAACGACTAACTCAGTCGCCAAGAATTGCGGGGGCTGCCCAACAGCGGCGCGGTTTTCGTTGCGAAAAACGCCGACAACAAATCGGTCGCAAAGCTGCATGGCGGCGGCGGGGTGGACAACGACTACCCCTTCAAAATCCCCCGCATCATCTACAAACGCGGGGGTGACCGTGAAAGCATCGGCATCGCCAATACTTTGTAAAGATATGCCCATGCCGTCGGCTAGGGCGTGTTGTTCAGCCGTCGGTTCGTGACGGCTGATGAAAGCAAATTTTTCCATTTTTATTCCTTGTTTTAAAAATTAAAACGCACCTGCTCTCCCCTCGGGGCTCGTTCGTGCGCCGCACCGGATGGTGCTAGGCTATTGTCTGTCGGTCGCCCTACCTTGTATGCTGTATACCTAACGCGTCGCATCACACGCCCAATCCTCAATTGGGTTATCACAGTGCCCTAAGGCATTTAGCAGCTGTGCCTGAGGAGTTTTATTAATGTCAGTTACTCCAAACTGACTGTTTTAAATCATGTTCAACACCCTCCCAAGGTTTTTAAGGGCAAACCCATTTTAGCTGCAAGCCGTGCAGCGCGGTCTTTACCGCGATCGGACGCGGATTTTTTAACCACGACCGCGCAATACAGCGGTGCGTTAAAAGCCGCTTCTCCGTGACCACTCCCACGCTTTTTAGCGTGTGCAGCGAGGAACCGGTCCATATTCCGGAACTCGCCGCCCGCTGTATTGTTGCGGGTAAAATATTATTTCATGCTTTCCGCTTAACACCGCAAGATGGCATAAGCCAGCTTGCGGTGTTACACGTTGCGTACCACCAGGAAAAACGGGTATTCCACCCGTAGTGATTTATTCGCCACACAGGAGTAATTGTGTGGCAGCCGAATTTTTTGGCAGCCCTGCGGCTGTCAAAAATGAAAGAACCTTGGTCGGTTCTTCCCAAAAATTTATAATGTTTCATTTTACCCTCCTTTGGGCGGTTTCGGTACGGGACAATCCCGTTCCAGTGATGTCTATTATACGCACTCTGTTCGCAATGTCAACGATTAAATTAAAATATTTTTTGATTACTGATATAATCGTAGCAATCCATGAATTGTCGGGAGACACATAAAATGGCTAAAAAATCAGTCGATTGGGATGCAATAGAGCCGATTTATCGCGCCGGAATCCGGACGCTGAGGGATATTGCTGCTGAGTTTGGGATAACTGAGGGCGCGATCAGAAAGCGAGCAGCTACATTTGATTGGTCAAGGGATTTGTCGGCTCAGATAAAAATGAAGGCTGAGGATTTAGTACGCAAGAGCGAGGTACGCAGCGAAGTACGCAAAACCGATGCGTACCGACTGACCGAGCGCGACATCATCAATGCAAACGCCGAGAACCAGGCGGCGGTTTTGCTGACTGAGAGGGCCGACATAAAACGGCTGAGCGGAATATCCGATGCGTTAGAAACGGAGCTGGAAAGCTACAGCGAAGAGTTAGAAAAAAAAGCCAACATACTCAAAAAGCTTGTGGAAACACGAAAAACAATCATCGAGTTACGCAGACGGAATTACAATATCACTGACAACAGCAATGGCGATGCTCCCCAGCCGCTGCCCATCATGGATGACAAGACACTGGCGGCAAAACTAAGCGGCTTATTTGCCTTGGCGCAGGCTCGCAATGACAGTTGACGAGATAGAGGCACTCATAAAGCGGATGTCGCCTGAGCAGCGTGATGATGCGGTGCGGCTGGTGCATAGCGCGGGGATTTGGACACCGCTGCCGGGCCCTCAAACGATGGCGTACATATCGGATGCTGACATTGTGGGATATGGTGGTTCAGCGGGGGGCGGTAAAAGTTTTTTAGCTATCGGCAAAGCACTGACCCAGCATCAAAAGTCGATCATATTCCGCCGTGAGGGAACGCAACTCGCTGGTATCATTGACGATATGATAAAAGTTGTCGGTCATCGTGTCGGTTACAACAGCATCGACAAAATATGGCGAAACCCAGTTGTCGGCAAACAAATTGAGTTTGGCAGCTTTCCAAACCTTGGCGATGAGACGCGCTACCAAGGCCGCCCGCACGATTTAATTGTTTTTGACGAGGCGGCAAACATGAGAGAGTCGCAAGTTAGGTTTTTGATGGGTTGGCTCAGGACAACTGTAATCGGTCAAAAATGCCAGGCTTTGATGACGTTCAACCCGCCCACTGATGAGGACGGGCGGTGGATTATAAGCTTTTTTGGGCCGTGGCTTGATAGATCAGCGTTCCCCGCCCCCGCTTTGGCGGGCGAGTTACGGTATGCGGCATCAATCCCCGCAGAAAACGGCACATCAAAAGATTTATGGGTGGATGGGCCTGCCCCGTTTGTGCTTCATGAGGGCGAGCCGTTGTACGATTTTGACACACGGCAATACAGGCCGCAGGACATCATCACGCCGATGAGCCGCACGTTTATCCCGTCGAGTGTGTCCGATAACCCCTTTTTAGTCGGCACGGGCTATATCGCACAGCTACAAGCACTGCCCGAGCCGCTACGCTCGCAAATGCTGCACGGTGATTTTATGGCGGGTGTCACTGACGACCCGTGGCAAGTGATACCCACTGACTGGGTTGATAGGGCCATGGACAGATGGACAGACAGATACCCCAAAGGCGAGATGGATAGTTTAGGTTGTGACGTGGCGCGAGGCGGCAAAGACGAAACGGTGATAGCTAGACGGCATGGCATGTGGTTCGACCAGCCGCTAGTCTATGCAGGACAGCAGACACCGGATGGGCCAGCGGTGGCGGGTTTGTGCATATCAGCGTTACGCGATCAATCGCCGATACACATTGATGTCATTGGCGTAGGATCATCCCCATACGATTTTCTTGTGCAAGCGCAGCAACAAGTTTTGGGCGTAAATGTTTCGGAAAAGTCCGTGCAAACTGACAGGTCGGGGCGACTTAAGTTTTTTAATGTGCGTACCGAATTGTGGTGGATGATGCGCGAGGCCTTAGACCCCGCATACGACAACGGTATCTGTCTGCCACCCAACAAGCGGCTAAAAGCCGATTTGTGCACACCGCGCTGGGCGATGAAAGACAGTGGCACTATCCAAGTCGAGAGCCGTGAAGCGATAGTAAAGCGGTTGGGCAGATCACCGGACTACGCGAGTGCGTATGTGCTGGCTCTCATCGACACGCCAAAAGTTTTGAGCCAAAAAATTAAGGCATTTTACAGCCGCAAAACGAGCTGGCGGTAGCATATAAAATTAAAACATTGTCGGGAGACAACGGTGATAGAGATACAGACACACAGCACACCCCGCATAAGTGACGGTGACGAGGACGACACGGTAACAACCAAGCCCAATACAACTGAGGCGTTGACAGTTGAGAAACTAGAAACGTGGCTGAACGAGATACGCAACCAGCCACACTGGCGGCCCACCGCTGATCTGGAGTGCGAATACTATGACGGCAACCAACTGACACCGGATGTTATCGAGGAGCTGGAGAGCCGTGGGCAAGCCCCGATCATCGACAATCTGATAATGCCGACGATCAATGCGATTCTGGGGATGCAAGCCAAGAGCCGCATGGACATCAAGGTTGTCGCAGAAACGGGCGAGACTAACACGGATGTGGCGGACGCGTTGTCAGTGATGATGAAACACTACGGAACGGAATCACGGTCGGACAGGGCAAAGTCTGACGTGTACGCCGAGGGAATCAAGGCCGGTGTGAGCTGGTTTGAGGTGAGCCGAAACAGCAATCCGTTTGAATGCCCCATCCGCTACGATCATGTACACCGCCGCGAGATTTATTGGGACTGGCGCAGCAGAAAGCAGGATTTGTCCGATGCGCGTTATCTGATACGCCGGAAATGGATGGACAAGGATGTTTTGCTGGCGGTGATGCCCGATCAAAAGCCGTTTATTGACTACGCGCTTGGCGGCATACAGCCTTGGGATATGGCAAGCCAACAGCAGCAGGTAAGGATGGGGCGTGGTCAGGATTACGATTTTGGCGCAGGGTTTGGCGTGTCGATTGAGCAGTATGAATGGATGAACGTCGAGCGGCAACGTCTGGTTGTGTATGAGGTTTGGTACAGGGTGATTGTCAATGGCATGGTTGCAAAAATGCCGAATGGCAAAATCGTTGAGATCGATGAAGACGATCCGCTGCAACAGATGGCGTTGCAGACAGGCGCGATAAACCCACGCCCCGCCACGTTTGACAAAATCCGCTGTGCAATTTATTTAGGGCCAAAACTGATAGGCGATTACCCGTCACCGTACAAGCACCGCCATTTTCCGTATGTGCCATTTTTTTGTTTTCGTGAGGACAACACGGGCATCCCCTATGGGCTGATACGCCCGATGATTAGCCCGCAAGATGAGATTAATGCGCGTAAATCAAAAATGTATTGGCTATTGTCAGCCAAGCGCGTCACCGCAACAGACGGGGCGGTTGCCGATCATGCCGTAGCGGCGCGTGAGATAGCGAGGCCTGATGCGTATGTGATTGTAAGCAACAAGCCAAATGAGCGTTTTGAAGTTCAAGAAAATGGGCCGATGGCGCAGCAGCAGTTCCAAGTCATGCAGGAAGCTAAGGAATCCATCCAAGCGAATGTTGGCGTACACAATGCGACACTGGGCAGGGATTCCGGCGCGACAAGCGGACTGGCAATCAACTCGCTGGTTGAGCAGGACAGCATCACGCTCGCTGAGGCAAATGACAATTTCAACATGGCGTGCCGTCATGCTGATGAGCTGATGTTGTCAAACATCGTCGTTGAGCTGAGCGACAAACCCAACCATCCGGTAAAAGTCGAAGACCCGGCAAGCGGCGGTGATAAAGTCGTTATGCTTAACCAGCTTCAGGTCGACCCGCAAACCGGACAGCCAACCATCATCAATGACATAACCAACATTAACGCCAAGGTGGTGTTGTCTGACACGCCAAGCACACCGACATTTAGAAATCAACAGCTAAGCCAAATGTCGGAGGTGATGAAGTCGTTGCCGCCGAATGTACAGGCGATGCTGTTGCCGATGTACCTGCTCGCAACCGATTTGCCGCAGCGTCAGCAAATGGCGGACGTTATCCGAAGGGGCTTGGGCTTGAGCGACGACAACAGCCAAGACCCGCAAATACAGCAGCTACAACAGCAGTTGCAACAGGCAATGGACAAAATTCAGGAGCTGCAACAAAAACTGCTCGCCAAGTTCCCGCCGGAAATTATTGCCGCACAAGTCGCAAAAATGCTGGCGGAAGCGGACAACATCAAGGCCGGAACGGTGGAAACAAATGTCAAAGCCTTGTATGAGGCGATGCAGTCGGCTGAAGCGGTGGCGGTCAATCCGGCTATCGTGCCGATTGCGGACAGCCTAGCCAAGTCAGCAGGGTTTGTGGATTCAACGGGCGGCGACATGGGGCAAGAGGTGGGCAACGGGCAAATGCCGCAAGGCGTACAGCCTAACCCAACATTACCACCGTCACCGCAAATGCCGAGCGGCGGACAGCCACAGGCTATGCCAGACGGGCAACAATTACAGTCACCGGCCCAAGGTGTGGCGGGTGGCATTGAGCAGCAGGGCAACCAAGTGGGGCAATGATGGACGAGTGCAAGATAGATTTTGACGTAAACACAACGATCAATGGCGATGATATTGAAAGCAGGATTGATTTGATTATGGAAGAAGCGATTGTGCAAACCATGCATGAGGTGGTGAGAACGCGGGACAAGCAGGTGCGTGACGCACTGGTGAAAATGGGCTGGACACCGCCCACAAAGATAATATTGCCGCGTTAAACACAATATGTTGTGGTTGGCATAGAATTTTATGCAAGATATTGTATTTTAGTTTGATTGTTGTTTGGTTTTATTGTATAACTGAGCTTGACAGCTACCTGCTGTTTTTGCGGCGCACTTGCGACAAGGTGCGGTTTTATCAGCGGCCCAAGGCGATATTTGGGCATCACGTCGGGAGACGTTACGAATGACAGATTTAGCGCATTACTTTGAAACGGGGGAAGTACCGTCTGACCCCGCTGTTTTGGCAGAATTGCTGGCACAAATGGAAATCGGAGAGATGGATGCCGAATCGGTTGAAGCGGCTAACGCCGTAAGCGCAGCAACCAGCGCGGACACCCATAAAACCGAGCCAGAGCCTGACGGCATTCTGACAAAAGACGGCAAGCACGTCATTAGCTACGATGTGCTGAAAAATGAACGCATTCAACGACAGGAAGCGGAGCGAAAGTACCAAGAGTTGCAGGCCGAGCTTGAACGTACAAAAACTTTTCCACCTGTTGTTGAATCGGTGTTTGCAAAAATGACACCGGAAGAAATTTCGGACATGCAAGAGTATTTCCCTGAGCGTTATGCCGCGTTTCAAGCGCAAGAGCAACAATTGTCTGCTTTGGCACAGCAAAATGCTGAATATAAACACATCGAGCAGCAGCGTCAGCTTGAGATGCACCGTCAGTTGCAAATGACAGTTCAGGAACACGTTGACGCTAACCCGGTGCTAAGCCACTGGAAGCTGAACAATCCTGAAGCGTGGGATTATGCTGTCAAGCAGGATGAGATGTTGCAAGTCAATCCGATGACTAAAGACATGCCCATGCCGGAGCGTTTCGCCAAGGCGGCTGAGTTGGCAATGCAGATTTACGGCAATCCGGTTGAATCTGCAAAGCCAGCACCAACAAAGTCACAAAACGCGGCAATGCCATTCAACTCGCTGTCAGACTTGAAAGGTGGCGAACCTGTTGCCGACAACACGTTGTCGTCACTGGAAAAAATGAGCACCGCACAAATAGCAAACATGATGGCGGGAAAAACCGCAGATCAGATAGCAAAAATGATGAACCAGTTTGCCTAGCAAGCTGTAGGCACTGTCGGGAGACAGCGCGTGTAGCCGTCCATGTGGCGGCAACCTTTTAACTACTGTCGTGATGACAGAAGGATAGATTATGTCAGGTTTTAACGTACCTATAGGCAGTGCGCTTGCTGCAAAGTATTTCAGCGCCGCTGTGTTCGCCGGTGTGCAGTCGTCACCGGGTCTAATGAATTTATTAAGGGGCGACGCACCGCAAATGGGCGATGCCGCAAGCAAGTTGAAGGGGCAAACGTCCCCCAGCTACCCTATTGTTCAGGTCACCGATTTAAGCCAGTCCGCTGGCGACCGTATATCGGTTGATTTGTTCAACATATTTACTGGCAAGCCGGTTATGGGCGACCGCCGCATTGAAGGCAAGGGCATGAACGCCACCACTTCAAGCCAAGATGTTTGGATTAACCGTTCACGCGGTATGTCGGACACTGGCGGAAAGATGATTCAAAAGCGTACGCGCCATAATTTGCGCACGGTTGTGCAGGCAGGTTTGACGGGTTGGGCGCAACGGCTGGAAGATCAGCGTTGCTTGGTGGCATTGGCTGGTGCGCGGGGTTCGCAGTCCACGGCTGACTGGGTTGTGCCATTGCAGTCCGATCCTGATTTTATGGACATTATGGTTAATGGTGTCCAAGCGCCGACATATAACCGTCATTTTTTTGGCAGTCTTTCCAGCACCACATCAACGTATGGCGCTGCGGCAAAATGGAGCGATGTGGCGGGTTATACCATCACGACTGCAGCGGCGGCATCAAATTTCATGTTGTCGCTGTCTGACATTGACGCAATCGGCGCATTGATAAAGGAATCTAACGTCCCGTTGCAGCACATCATGCTGAAAGACGACCCATACGGTTGGAACAGCCCATTATGGGTAATGTTCGTTACGCAACGTCAATGGGCGTTGATGAAAAAAATATCAGCCAGTTTATGGCAAACCGCACTCCAATATGCGATCAAAAGGTTTGACGGGCAACGCCATCCTTTGTTCATGGGCGATTCAATCATGTGGAACGGGATATTGGTAAAACCAATTGAAAGGTATGCCATCCGTTTCAATCCGGGTGATAGTGTACAAGAATGCCAAACCAGCAGCAGCACCACCGAGACGGCAACAAATGTGCCATCCTCATTTGGCGCGAACCTCACAACCAATTCAAACTGGGACAGGGCAATACTTGTTGGCGCACAAGCACTTATCAAGGCTTACGGCAATGAAGAGTCCAGCATGTACCACTATGGCTGGAACGAGGAGCTTGTTGACCACAAATCATCTGTTGAGATTTCGTTGTCGATGATGGAAGGCACGGCTAAAACCCGTTTCACCATTAACGGCACACCAACCGATCATGGCGTTATGGTGATTGACTCGTATGCACCGGCAATCGGCACTGCTGATTATGCCGGGGCAACTGCATCCGGAACGGGCAAATATTAAAACCAACCACGGTGCGGAAGTGCCATTTAGGAGTTAAAGATCATGTTAAAATATTTTCAAATGGGCGCGTCTATTGGACAGCCCGTTTATTCTGGTGAGGACTCGTCAGGCGCGACATTTGCTGGTTATGCAAAATTATCAAGTTATTTCAACTCACTTACGTTGGTTTCAGGCGATACGATTGAAATCCCACTTGTTGAAATTCCGCAAGGTGTCCGGTTGCAAGAAATTTCTTTGCAAACCGATCAGGCGTTATTGTCAGGCGGAACAGCTGCGACGGTTCAGTTTTGTTTGCGGCTTAAAAACAATTCTATTTATGTCGGCAATTCGTCCAGTGCGTATGGTGTGGCTGCAAATTCACCGGACATCATTTTACAGGCCGGAGCAATTCCGCCATCTGGCGGAACAGTAACCAATCAGTATGTAAGTGGCGCGTCTGCAACGTTGGCGCAAGCACAAACCCTGGTTAACCAACAAACAGTCTTACCTTCAGTTGCAACTGTCCCATTTAGTGTTTTGGCGGGTACGGGTGCAGTCGGTGGCGCAAGCACCACCACCACTCCGGCATATCCTATACAAAACCCCCCATTAGTCTTGGCGGGTGGAATGAACAACCAATGGTTTCAGATATTTCCACAAGCTGTAGAAAACTATACGTCCGTTGCAAACCAATTGGCACAAAGGACACCATTGCAAAATTCCTATTATCTTGGGATTTTGATCACCGCCGGAACATCGACAACGACACCTTCGGCTTCCACGGCATGTGCCAATATTGGCTTAATGGTTGACGGTGAATTTGCCGGAACGTTGTAATGAAAAAAGTCACGCTTGCCATACGGGAAGATATGCAAGAGCCAATGCCTGTTTATGTGGATGGCGTTTGTTTTGCCACGTTAAGCCAGTACAACCCATGCGTTGAGCTGGACGAGGCGGATGCCGAAAAAGTGTTGTCAGGACAGGCTTATGCGGGCATTTTTTTCGTCACTGGTGAGCGTGAAATTGTTGAAGCAAAACCGATAGCCAAAACACGTCCGGTGCGCCGTGGCTGATTACACCACGTTTTATAACGATGTGGTGATGGATTGCCCCGGTGTGCCGATACCGTTGGTGCAACGGGCGGTGCGTGAGGCGTTCAGGATGTTTTGCAAGGACACCACGGCTTACCGTTACACGCTCAACCCTGCAACTGACTTGAGCTATGCGGTGTCAAGCAATGTGGCGACGGATGTCAGCACGGGCATTTACACCATTGCTGTGCCTACTGGCTTTCAGTTGGACAGCGTCATATCACCGATGCTGTTCAATGGCAGTTACACCGTTTATTTTTTTACGGACGGTTCTGAAAGCACTTCACCGACACCGCCGACGGGTTACGACTTGGACTATTCCAACGAGTACCAGATATTCAACAACCTTGTCCAAGGCGCAAGCCAGCAATGGCTTGACAGGAATGTGCCGGGATGGCGGCAAGACCAGTCTGACGATTATGTGCAGTTCTTCTGCTGCCTTACCACAAACACGTTCCAGATCACGCCGGACAGCGGCATAGACCGCTCGGCCTATCTGACTGTCAATGTGTCAATGATGCCGGACAGGAGCGCATTGCCGACACTGGACAATGAGTTCTGCAACCGCTGGTTTGACCACATAACAGCCGGTTCAAAGTTCCTGCTGATGGCACAGCCCAACGCCGAATGGAGCAACCCTGATTTGGCGCAGTTCTATAAAGCCAAGTTTGATGATGGCATAGATGAGGCCAAGCGTTACATCAAGACAGGATTAAGGAATCCAACCGCCGACGGGATTAACCACGTCACGCTTTACTACCGATAACAATTTTAGGAGTCATGCATGTTAAGGGCAATATCTTTATTTTTTATAATGGTGGCCTTGGCATCCGCCACCACCCCGTCCGCATTTACACCCACATTGCGGGGCGCTTCTTCAAACCCCGGCTTGGCAACGACCGTTATCGACGGCAATTTTACGGGCATTGCCAATAATGCCAATTGGTGTGTTGCCACATTGACCAACAGTGCAACCTTGTCGGCTGCAATGCCCGACGAAACGGGCGGCGGCTATTTGGTGTTCAACAACAACCCCACGCTTGTCGGAGCGACCTTCAGCGGTGCGTTGGCATCCAGCAGCACTATCTTGACATCAGGCAATGGCATTGGCTATGCCACGGGTGCGGGAGGCGTGGTGACGCAGGCCACGTCACGCACCACGGGTGTCACGCTAAGCAAGCCAACGGGACAGATAACGCTTTATTCGGCCTCCCTAGCCGCCAACACCGCACAATCCTTTGTGCTTACCAACACGACGATTGCTGCCACTGATATTGTAGTTGCCAACCATATCAGTGGCGGCACATTGGGGCTATACAATATTGCGGTGACGGCGGCAGCCGGCAGCGCAACCATAACACTACGCAACAATTCTTCATCTGCTTCGCCCACCGAAGCCCCCGTCATCCAATTTGTCGTCATCAAAGGCGCGATAAACTGATATGGGCAGCTATTCTTCTGACGGGTACAGTTCTGACGGGTATTTTCGTTCCAATCCCGGAACGGATGCGATAGCCATTATAAATGACGCGGCTGTTTTTCTTAATGATGTGGCACTTACCCGTTGGTCGCAAAGCGAACTGCTGTCTTGGATTAATGCGGGGCAGCTTGAAATAGCCACGTTGGTTGTCAATTCCAATGCCGTCACCGTCCCGCTTATTTTGCAGCCCGGTGCCATACAGGGTGGCCCTGATGATGCGATACGCATTGTTGAGTTTGTCCGTAACATGGGGCCGACCGGCACGACACCGGGGGCTGCAATACGGCAGATTGACAGAAAAACCATGGACAGGTACTTTCCGACATGGACAGAGGACACGCCGTCAAGCACGGTTGTACATGCCATGTATGACGCGGTTGACAACAACTCAACGTTCTATGTTTGGCCTCCCCAACCCGCCGAACCCCAATATATTGAAATAATCTACGCGCAGATACCCCCGCAGATACCCAATTATGCGATAGGCACAAAGATAACCATCATGGATTACTACCGTAATGCCTTATTGGATTATGTGCTTTACCGTGCGTTTGCAAAAGATTCTGACAGCGCCAACCAAGCGCAGCGCAGCCAAAACCATTACCAGATGTTCATGCAAGCCATTGGCGAAAAGTTCAGTGGCGACACCAATGCCGACAATGACAAGGTTGTCAAATGAGCATCAGCATAGGACAGTTTGGCGGCATAGCCCCTAAAATCAACCCGCCGCTGCTGGAAACCAATATGGCAACGGTGGCGCAAAACCTCCGTGTTGACCGTGGTTCTATCAGGCCACTGAACGGATTGACGCAAGTGGTTGCCTCGCCATCCGGCACATTGGGCTATGTGCCTTCCACCATTTACAAATATTCATCGCCGCCTTGGCTGTATTGGGACGCGCCCAATGTGGACGTGGCAATGAGCCCTGTTCCGGCGGATGCTTACGGCAGGATTTATTACACCGACCCTACAGCGGCTTACCCGCAATATACGTTTACTGGCAGGCCATCAGTCAACGGCACGCCTAATGGGCTAAGGCTGGGCATACCACAACCGGCGAACGGCAAAATAGCCAGCGCGGCGGTTTCCGGCACAGGCACGGGAACCGCGTACGAACGTTTTTACACGTTCTCGTATGTGTCGCCATTGGGCGAGGAAGGGCCGCCAATGGCAACGCCTTTGCCTGTCACTTCAGTTCAGAACGGGCAAACTGTCACGCTAAATTTCAACACCGAAACGCTCACCAATTACAATCTCGCCACGGGGCTTAGGCGTATTTACCGGACGGCGCAAGGCACTAACAGCACTACGTTTGAGTTTGTGGCGGATGTCGTGATAGGCACAACCACCTATGCAGACAGCATACTTGATTCCGCCTTGGGCGAGATCATGCCGTCCGCCAATTGGTTTGCGCCGCCTGCTGCAATGATAGGGCTTAAATCCACGGGCAGTGGGTTTTTTGTCGGCTATTATGGCAACACATTGTATGTGAGCGAGCTGTTCATGCCCCATGCGTGGAATCCCAACAATGAGCTGGCTTTTCCGTTTCCGATAACGGCATTGGCAGTGACAACGGATTCTATTGTGGTGTTCACACAAGGCAACCCTTATCTTGTCACTGGCACAGACCCTGCAACCTTGACGGCCATTAAAATCGACAATGCCCAATCTGTGCCGTTCCGCAAAAGTTGCGTGGACATGGGCGGCTATGTGATGGCGGCATCGCCGGATGGCCTTATTGCCATTCAGCAAGCACAAATACAAATGGCTACGCTGGATTATTACACTTTGCAGCAATGGCAAGCGGCGTTTCCTCCGGCAACATTGTATGGGTTTTATTATGAGGGCATTTATGTGGGCTTTTCGGGTTCAAACGGCTTTATGTTTGACATGCGTAAAAGCCCCGCCGTTCTGACCACCTTAAGCGGTTTCCCTACGATTGTGGGCGGCTACAATGACTTGTCAACCGACACGCTGTATCTGTTGGACAGCACGGGCATTATCTGGAGCTGGGAGACAGGCAATCCGATGATGTTCACGTGGAAGAGCAAGCCAGTGCGCGTGCCTATGCCCATGTGTCCGGCGTGCGGGCGTATCTATGCCAGTGGCACGGTGACATTTCAGTTATGGGCGGATGGAAACCCCGTGTACAGTGTGGCGGTCAGTGACAGCAATGTGTTCCGTTTGCCGTCCGGCTATCGGGGCAGGGAGTTTTATGTGCAGTTGTCCGGCACTAATGCGGTGGACTCACTGTCCATTGCCAATAGCGTGGCGGAACTGACATGACCCGACAAGTGCCGTCTGTCCCCAATGTCACTGACCCGATATTAAAGAATTTTTTGTCAGCTATGCGTGAAGCGGTCAACAAAGCTTCAGCGGACATTGCCACGAACGCAAGCGCAAGCTCGGCAAGCGCGATCGCCACGGCATTGGGCACGGTGTCAGGCACGATAAGCGGATTGCTGGACACAACGATACCGCCATTGCCTACCGGTTTGGCGGTGCAAGGCATGAGGTTAAGCAATTTCCTGACATGGGACTTGTCAAGTTATGGCAATCTCAATTATACGGAAATTTGGCGCGCCCCTGCGTTGCTTCAGGCATACGGCATGGTGAATGGCAATGCATACCGGATACGGGTGTTAGGCAGCATCAATTGGGCGACGTTGGGCGCAACAGCGGTGGCGTTGCCGTCATTGGTGAACGGCACTGAATATGTCATCACGGCGTTGGGCACAACCAATTGGGCGGCATTGGGTGTGCCGGTTGGCGTTACACCGGCGGTTGGCACGGTGTTCACCTATAACGGCGCGACCGTGACAGGCACAGGCGGCACGGTGCTTAAGACCGCGTTCACTTGCAGCAATATGGCATCCATCACGGGCGGTGGCGGCAATGTGTATTGCACACCGGCATTGTCCTCGGCTTCCCTGATAGGCACGAGCAATGGCACTATTTATGTCGATTCAGTTGACCCCGGTTCAGTGTATGCCTATTGGATCAGGTTTGTTTCCAATGCCGATGTTTACGGCCCGTACAATTCATCCACGGGAGTCATAGGCGCGACGGTGATAGGCCCCGGTGTCAGTGGTTCGTTCATGAATGTCGCCGGAGAAAACATCTATGGTGTCAATGCGTGGATTGCCCAAGCCGATATTTTGGAATTGACCGTGACGGACGCAATGATAACCGGCACGATCAGCTCACAGAATTACAATGGCTCAAACCTTGGATGGCAGCTTGACAAGACGGGCGGCAATGTCAACCTTAACCAGTTGACCATCCGTGACGGTCTGGGCAATATTATCATGCAGTCCGGCGCGACCGGTTCGGCGGGCGGATTGGCGCAAGGCACGGGCCATAACCTGCTGACAAACACCGCGTTCACCGTGCTGGACGGTTGGGACAATTGGCTAGATTCGGGCTATACAGGTTCAAATTCAATTGTGCTTAATGGCACTGCACCCGCCCCTGCGCCTTTAAACTGCCTTGCGTTTGAATTGACTGGAACACCCGTTTCTGGCGTAGATAAAGGCGGCATACGGTCATTTGGGCAGAACGTGCCGTGCAGTCCAGGGCAAGTCGTGGAGGCACAAGCATGGTGCTTGGCAAACAATGGCGGTACAGCCACATTGGTGGTGTCCTTTTGGAATGCGTCAGGCGGACTTTTGGGGTTTCCGACGGTCATAGGTGGGACAAGCAATGTCACGGGTTCGCCTTTATGGAACACCAGCCTATCAAGCTATACGCGATTGTGGGGCTTTGCCACCGCCCCTGCAAACACGGCACGGATGGTGCTTGAAATTGAAGTGACCATAGCGGTTGGTCAGACCAATTGTTTTGTTGGTATGGTGATGCCCTACCTTGGCTATGCTGCGGCGGGGCAAACAAAACCCACCACATGGGGGGCGGGGTCGCCTAATGGTGCGTTTTCCACGCTTAACCAAATCACGCCCGCAAATGCCTCGACTTATATAGCCAATTTGGCAGTAAATACGTTACAAATAGCCGGAAATGCGGTTATTGTCCCTGTTTATAGCAATTATTCAAATGGTTATCCAAGCATAACCAAGTCCACCATTGGTGGCGATTGTTGTGGCGACATCATAATAAATACATTTTATTGTGACATGACAACCGGCACATCGAACAGTGTCATGCTAATTGAGCTTGGCAATATGATCATCCCTGCGCTTAAATATGTGAATGGGTTTGGTACAAGCCTTAATATGGCAGTGACAGAGTTGCTTTTGACAGATTCGCTTGGCAATTTGATAGCCACGTTTGGCAGTAATTTTTCCATACAATCATCCTCGTCATATTATGGCCTAACCCTGTTGGAATATTATAGTTTGGGCATACAAACAAATTCCGCCAAAACTTACAATATAGTTGCAAGGTGGAGGGGATATAATGACGGTGCATACACATCAAGTGTTACATTTGCCAACTCAGCCACCACCGCACAAAGCCATGTGCTGGTGAACGGGGTCAAGTCCAGTGTCTAGCTTAATATATGACAATTCAAGTGGCTATATTGTCATCATAACCAATCTTTCACCCGCTGATGCAGTGAATATGGCGGCTACAGGCCAATCTTGCATGGAAGGCTTGGCAGACAGGCACATGCAATACATCCTGAACGGCGCAATCACAGACAGGCCAACACAAGCCACAACCGTTGACAAAACAAGCGTGGTTGCCAATGGCGTGGATGTTGTCACGGTGACTGGCGCACCGGCTGGATCAACCATCACCGCAAAAGGCACAAGCACAACTGCCAGCGGCGGTTGTGCCAATCCTGACACGTTTTCGACACAGGTGGCTGACACTTACGAATTAACCGTATCGTGCTGGCCTTACCTTGATTTTGTAACCACTGTCATAGCAAACTGATATGCCATTAGCCATAACTTTGCCGTTAGCTACCTTGCAAAGCAATGCCGTCGCACAAATCAACACGGCGGCAAGCGACAAGATATTGGGGAAGTACCCGCAATGGATGCAATCAAACATGCTGGCGCAATGGAACGGGCTTGTGCTGGCTGATGCTTTGCTTGGCGCAGGGGTGCTGACTAACCAGAACGGTGCGGATGGCATGGCCTTAAGGGCCGCATGGGCGTGGATAGAAAGCGTAAGGGAGGCAAGCAACACGGCAAGCGCTGCGGTGGGTGCAGCCACCGATTACCCTACCCTATTGGCGGCGGTCGCCAGTTACAACACAACATTGGCGGGATTATGACATTCGGGCGTTTTGAGTTGTGCGACATCCGGCAAGTGTGGGATGCCATAAAGCCATTTGTGGAAGAAATACAGGGTCTGGGCATGGACTGGAAGCCCGAGGATGTTTACGCGCAATGCCTGATGGGCAGGGCGTTCTGTTATACTTGCAAAGATGGCTTTGTCATTGTGCAACCACAAGAAAACCCTTACACATTGGATAAGGAGCTTTTTGTATGGTTATGTTACAGTATGGCGGATGACGGCTTGGAAACGTACCGTGAGGATATTGCCCTGATTGCAAAATCCATCCATGCCACCTCGATAATTTTTAGATCGCCACGCGAAGGTTTTAGGCGTGTCGCCAAACAAAACGGCTGGCAATGCGTCAGCGAATATAAAATTGCAATTTAGGCGGGTAATTATGGGGCATTAAAGCAATCCACGAAACTTAAGTAAATATTGGTTTGCCCGGTAAACTCAGGGCTTACAAGGCAAACGCTGAGTTTACGCCGTAAACTAAGACTAACGCCGAGATGGCGTAAGGAAAACCGTATGAAGGTTAAAGATATTTTTTTTATCCGCATGTTAATGCCCGTCAAGTTTTATGGCGGCGGTGGCGGCGGCTCCCAGATTGTCAGCCAAGACAACCCGCAGCAAGAAGCGTTGGCGAATGTCGCCAACCAAAAGTGGCAATATTACCAACAAAAGTATGTCCCGCTTGAAAACCAATGGATGAACCAAGTCGCCAACATGGACAGCCAAGGCAACCATGACACGGCGGCTGGAATGGCGGCGACCACGCTTAAGCAAGCCAATGGGCCGCAAACCGGCAATGTGGGCGCGTCGATGGGCGGGCAACGGCTTGGCATGGGCGATTATTTGCCGGAAGCCGCAAGCGAGGCCAATGCCACCAACACCGCCAACCAAGGCGTGACGAACCGTATGCTGCAAGGCGAACAAGGCATTGTGGCAATGGGGCAAGGGCAATCTACAGGGGCGATAC